GGATAAAGTATCCTTGATAAAACAAGGACGTACATCGATCCCCGAAACGTAGTCCTTACCGCAACTTTCGCGATAAGTACCATTCCAGAAGCTCTTCGACTTATTGACTACGAAACCGCAAGCGGTTAAACATTCAATAAGTAAAGAGACTGCTTCTACAGGGACAATTATATCGTCTCCGTAGACTGCGATCTTCGAGCAATCAAGTCCTAAACTCTTAACGCAACTATGCGCCAGGGAGTAAAAGATCAATGTCTCTAGGGGGAAAGTGAAACCATTCCCCATCGAAGCAAAGGATTGCAAGATGATTCGCCCTTTGTCAGTAATGGTCCCTGATGATCGAAACGATCTCAGGAAATCCCACCAATCAAAGGGTAAGAGGCTCTCAACGAGCCCGCATGCAATGGTATCGGAGGCACTACTCAGGTCCAGCGTTGCTAAAGCGCCGGTTATCGAGCCCTCACGGGCAAGACGTTGGTTAAGAGTTTGATCCCTTAAATCAACACCTGCGAGGCGTAAGCGATCGGACATATAGTCGCCAATCCCTAGCTGGACAAAAGTGTCAAGCAAAGGGGCTTTTGCGATTTTCCGATACGTCTTCGCACTCTTCGGGACGAATTCAACTCGCTCATCTTCGATGTCGAGTTGGAATGTAGCTGATCCGTCAGGCTTAACGCCAAACCAGTCAGGACATTCCGCTGCAAGGTCCTCCAAAAACCGAACAGCGTTACCGTTACATGAGAACCTGCTACTCAACTTACGTCGAGCAGAGGCATCTCTCTTTTTAAGCTGCGTAGTAGCTCCAGGTCCAAATCGAAGCCTAAGTTCAGAAATCGAAGGTAGATCACCCAGAATCTTACTAATTTTCCGCTGAGCTCCGTAGATCACGGACTCAACGCGCGGGAGGAAATAGAACCCTCCACGCGAGTAAGATCTGAAAAGATCATTCGTTTCTTTACATAGCTTCTCGGACCCCATGAAAGTAGCTTCAGACACTGCCTTCTTATCAATACCAATCTCCAGATCTCGGCGCTTCTTAAAGAAGGCTAAGACCTGGTAGAGATGGTAGTGATCATTGGCAGTATGTCCGCTACTTAGATCATGGTGGCACAGTACCCAGAGATCTTTCTCTAGCAAAGCTAGACAAATGATTTCAAAGTCATTCGAAGGATTTAAAACCTCCGAAAGGTGCCAATCAGCGAGGAGAAAGAGAACCTCATTGCTAGATTCAGTCGAGATCTGTTGATCCCAGCGTGTAAAACGCATTTTAACTCCATAAGAGTAAAGGGTAATAGATCAGACATTGGTCAAGGTCCCCGAAAGAACTATGACCATGCACAACCGTACCGTGCCTACCGATTAGGTAGGAGCGAACAGGTTGTCGACGAGATCCGGCAACGGACCAGACGTTGCGGCTGCGACAGAGGTCGAAATATTGTTGCCAATATTGACCAGGATCTGTCGAGCCAAACGACGGCTCGTCACCGAAGACCGCTTGCTCGAAAAGGCGGTAAAAACCACCTTATCCGTATAAGCGACCTTCGGAGCCGCGGTATAACCCGCGGCGTTTTGGTTCGTGACAGTCTCCATTACGGGAACTCCCACAGTGAACTCCTCCTTCGTCACGCCGTTCTTCAAGTTGGTCAACTTTGCAGTTGCCCAAACCTGAGCTTCGGTCGGGATTGAGGCGAGAGCTTCACGCCAATAGGCCACAACCTCATCACCGCTTCGGGTAACCGAAACGGCTTTGAGAGTGTGACTGACCGGCGTTGCTGCACCGTCGAAAACGGTGATATCTGCGATGGCTGCCATCGGTAGCTTTCCATGATAGTGAAGGAGATCAAATAAACTCAGAAACCTTTATTCCAAATAGGACGTAAGGCTGAATTCATGTCTCCGGAACGGCTTCCAAACTTTTGGGTAAGGAGAGCCACGGCGTTTGCACAGTGCTTCCATGAAGCGACTTGCCCAAATGATTTAACATTCGGGAAAGGGACTTGCAAGGTCGTACTAACGGTGCGATTCGTGATCATAGAATGGATCTCATATTCCACATCATGTGGAACACTGGTCTCCGGTCCTAGATCTAAATCCCCGCAGTAAAACCGAGCATCTTCGCTTATCGTCGTGACAAAAGTACCCGTCAACGCTGATGCGAGACTTCTCGCTTCCAACCACGATCCTATAGGAATAAACCAATCGGCCACAAAGGACCAAGGAGTCAACTCCCACAGAACTGAAGCTGGATCAGTTAGACCGTTAAGCTGAGCCACATTTACTTCAGACAACCTAGCTATTAATTGGGCTTTCGTGTTTCCACGAAACCACCAATTTCCAGGGTTGGTTATCGAAGTATCTTGCGGGTTAGGCACTAACGGCTTCGTAGAACGGACACGGTATACTGCCTGGAAGGGGAAATTAAGCTGTTGCGCAAGAGATTGCGCAGCACCATAAGTATCCTCAACAAGCGGTAACCATCCATACTGAATCTCTAACCAAATATTCGCCAGATCCTTGAAGTCCACGGCCTTTCCGCCGTGCTTAACTTGCTTGGAAAAGCGAGATATCTGAAGAGCGTCAGCAACCCCAACCAAATTACCCTTACGGAGCTGCTTGTAGGCTTTGTAGAGCTTGGTTGCGGAACCCGAGATCAATTGAAGTGTCTGATGGCTCTCGCCAAGAAAGACACCCATATTGAAGTCAGACCCTGCAATTTTCGCCTGAAGCTTTCCTTGTAGCTTTAAGGTGTCATTGGCAGTCCACGTACTGGAAGCTTTGACCGGCAAATAGTCACCAAAGAGTCCACGAAACGTCCGCTGTGTCGTATAAGATAATACGTCATGCTGGGGTCTCGTGTACACTGCGTAACCAAATGACTGGTCATGCCACATACGTATGTTCGAGGTATATGAATGATCGCGTAGCAACGTTCTTCGAGGAGGCTTTACAAACCTCCAAGAGTAACGTGACTTCAGACCGCCCTTGCCATCGTCGACAACGTAGTACCATTTCTGATACTGCGAGGCCGGCTTAGACGCAGGATAGTCTGTGCCACTCCAAGACTTTATATAACTAAACCCGACAGGAACCACAGCGAGGTTGGTAACAACCCCTCCAGGCGACGTACGAGTTTGTTGAAAGTCAGCAAGATGGCTTTGGTCAAGCGTACCGGTTGTCATATATTCGCACTTTGAGGTCTACTCCATAAGAGCAGAACCTCGGTACAGCAATGTACCAGATAGTCCTCCCACTCCTATTTCGTTCTGACAAGCTCACGAAGATCGGAAAAATCCCGAGAGAAACATGTGAGTGATTCGTTAGACATGTAATGTCTTAGCAAATGCCCGAGACGCATAGAGCCGCGAGGCCCTAAGTTCAAGTACAATGCTAAAGACGTGTTCACGTCAACGATCAACTCGTTTCTATGGGCCAACTCCTCTTTTGTGAGACAAATCGGATTGAACATCATTTCGGGGGAATCCTAGCGATCACTTCCATTCGGTCCACCATCGCCGCGAGTTCAGAATCGGACATCTGAGAGATCATATCGTTATCGATCGGCACGGGATTACCGTGTTTCGTCGATACGATACGAATAAACTCCCAGAGGATCCATTCATTCATCGAGCGTTGGAAAGATTTAGAAGGAGGTTGCGTCGCCATGATGACTCCTAAATGAG